AAACCACCGTCCCACGATGTGTACAACTGCGTTCTAAGACCAGATTTGGCCCAAAACGAAAGCGTATACAAAGTAGCGGTTGTATTTGCTGTTCCTTTTTGCAGAAGATGGGTAGTGGTAGTTGCGCTTTCGGTGATACCAGACGAATACGCTATGTTGTTTGGTGACAACAGCGAGCTAGTAGCAACGGTTATATTTGAAGCAAACCATCCCGATTGCGTCAAATCTTGCGAGTATGTCAACAGATTTGTCGCTGGGGCTTCAATCAGCAACCCCTTGGGTACAAGCGTTGTCGGGTCGTAGTCAAACCGGGGATCTTGTGCGCTTGTAACGGTTGTAACGTAGCCGCTGCTGTTAATGAAGGAAGCCAACGCCGTAGCGTCTGCGCGGCTGAACGTAATGCGCGGGTCAAGCGTTCCACCCATCGCCGTGAAATCAAGGGACAGGGTCGAGCCGTCACCAGCGCGACCCATCAGCTTGCTCGCACGAGACGAGCCGCTGATCCGTGACATCCTTGGACGGTTTGCTCGATTCATTTACAGGTTAGCCCAGAAGGTTCCCATGTCTGGCGTGCCGCTTGACTTGAATTGCGCGGTGACGTAGGAAGCCCCGGCAACATCAACCATCGCGTAGGCGGGTTCCACGTTGGAGGCCACCGCCGTAGCGGGCGAGTACAGGTTGGCGGCAGGGGTTCCGCTCACCTGCGTGATGCTGGAGAACGTGCGCGTGTTCGCCACGTCAATGGTGTAGTTCGGGACGGTTCCGCTTGTGAAACCGAGCGTGAAATCCGCGAGGACGGTCGGCAAGTACCAGAAACTCGTGCCAGCAGCATCAAGGTACTTGCGCCAGCCGAGGAGCCGCATACCAATGGTGGTCTGCGCGGAGGTCGCAGACACAAGGAACGGCATGACGTACAGGAGCGAAGGGTTCGTCCCGCTTACCGATGCCGTGTTGATGTCCCACAGGAGGGCGGTTCCCGTTGTGCTAGTTGGCGCAGCGTTGAGCAGGACGGCCTGCGCTGCGGTGTAGGTTGCAGGGACGGTAGCGACCGTGACCTTGCGGAAGTTCTCTTGGGCGGTGTTGATTACGGGCATTTACAGTTCTCCTCTGCGCTTCATGTCGAGCGCGATTGCGACCGCTTGGTCTTGTGGCTTGCCTTCTTTGATGAGCTTGGCGATCTTCGCGCCGACAACTGGGTCAGCGGCGGACATGATCTTCAGCCCTGCCTTCTGCTCCTCGGTCTGCTCGCGGGTCATGCGGGTCTTTGTGCCGGGGCGAGAGGACTTCATTTGTCCAAAGTCAATGGTGACAATCCCAATGTGCTGCGCTGGGCCGTCTTGATCTGCGGGATATTGATTCTCGCGTGCTGTGATTGCCGATTCCGGAACGCCCATTTGCTTCATTGCTCCCTTGAGTTTGGAAACCATTTCGGTTGCCTTGCCCTTTTGGTCAATGAACTCAACGTGTGCAACGCCGAAACGGCTTGACGCGCTGATATTGTCCGGCTTGAATCCAAACCGTGAAATCAAAGACCTCAATTTGGTTTCAATATCGCCAGCAAACGCCAACTTCGCGCCATCCCGTGAGAAGCCTGCGGCCTTTGCCACGGCGCGGAAGCCACCGCCATAGGTGTACCCCTTGGGGTCTTTCGCGTATTCCTTGGTCATCTTCGCCAGCATCTTGTTGAAAGTGGCGTTGTCGGCCTTGGGGTAGTTGTTTTTGATCCACGTCCGCATCATCAATTCGTCGCGGGCATCAATTGCAAACGCCACCTTCGCGCCGGGGCGGGTGGACTTTGCTTTGCCTTCAAATTGCAACCATTTAGCATGAGCAAAATCCGCAAGGCTTAGTGCTTTTTTTGCATTTGAATCAGCAGAAGAAAGCACCGCGTTGATTTCGTTTGAATGACTATTGATTACATAAATCTTGTCTTCAAACTTGAACGCATCGCCAATTTCATAACGCTGAAACGCTATCTTTGCGCCGTTGCCAGCAGCAAATCCAAGACGGGCGGCGATTTCCTTGCGTGTGTTGCTCATGTCGTGCATCGTAGCGATCTCCATTGCGATTTATTTATGCGTTTACGAAACCGGGGTCAGGAACTTGACGCGTGTCCACTAGGCGTTGACGCGCTCCGTTGTGCTTGGCAATAGCGGCTGGGTCTATCGTCCCGTTCGGGCGTGTCCAACGCTCGCGCAACGCCTCGGCGGCGGGGACGGGGATGATGGCGCAGCGACAGTTGCTTACGACTATACTGTCAGCAAGAAGAATGCCGCTGCTACTACGGAAGTCATACACATGGCCAGACCAATCAGAAACAACATCGACATCGACGACATCGTCAAGCGTTACCGCGCTGGCGAAAGTACCAACCAAATCGCCAAATCTGTCGGCGTTTCTCGCAATGCAATCGACGTGCGGCTCAAGCGTCGCGGCGTTCATCTCCGCACGCAAGGGGAGTCCGAATTGTTGAAATGGAGCCGGATCAAACAAGATCCTGCCGCTATCAAGCGTCAATGCGGAGCCGCTTGGGCTGCTATCAAGGGTCGGGCGCAGGGCATTGAATGGCTTACCAATCGTGCCAAGTCCCGCTCTCGGCGAACTAGCCCGGACGAGCTGCCGCTCCTTGATGCCATCCGTGCGCTCGGCGTTGACGGTATCGAACACCAGCACGCGGTCGGCCCATACAACCTCGATTTCGCCCTGCATGGAAAGCGCGTCGCCATAGAACACATGGCGGGAAGTCTTCGCATTGACAGTCGTTGCGGCTACAGCCTTCGCCGCAAGCGTGTCGAATACCTGCAGGGCTGTGGGTGGCAGGTGGTCGCCCTTGTCGTTTCCGGATCGTTCCGCCGGGTTCATGGCGTTGCCGCTGCGGCGCAGCATCTTGTCGCCAACCTTGACAGCATAAGCAGGCAACCATCCTCGGCTGGTGAGTATTGGGTGGTTGGCTGTCGCTGTGACAGTATGACCAGACCGCGTATTGAGGTTTACCAACGCTCCGCGATATAGCGAACGGAAGCCGATATCGACCGCTCCTTCAACGGGTTGCCATCCGGGGAAGCAGTTGAACCCCAACGGCGGGGCAATCCCAAGGCGGTCGAAGTCTGCCATCGTCCCAACGTAGCCGTCAAAGGCTCGATGCGTGTCCCGCGTGCGCGGGTCTTTGGTGGCGCTGAATTGCACCAGCGGGACGAACGCCTGCACCCGCTCATCGCGTAGGACTTCGGCGCTGCCCTCGGTCATGGCGCGGTTCGTGTTTGTCCGTAGGACGGTTTCAAGGCGGGAGGACGTTAGCCCTGTCCCGGTCATCAGTTGGGCGGTGGTCACGAAGTCGCCAAGGTTCATGGTCTTGATGAGCTTGCCGACCACGCTCTTGGTGGGGCGCTCTTCGATGACCTGCGCGATCAGTTCCTGCACCATGCGCGTCTGAGCGGGGTTCATAGCGGTGACGAAGAAGGTGGTATCAACGATCCGCTTGACCCGGGAGATAGCGCCTTGCGGCCCCCTTGTAACACCGCGTAACAACGAATCGAGGATCGGGGATTGCTTGCGGAGGTCAGGAAGGGCGTTTTCGCGCTCGTGGTCGGTCACGTCCCCGGCGCTGGCGGCTGCTGCCTTAATGAGCAGCTCCCAGTCGGCGCGTGAGATTGGGACGCGCTTCCTGAACCAACCTGTGATCGGAGCCATCCATTTCGTCCCGAAGCCCTCAAGGGAGATCGGTACGTCTCGGTCAAACTTGACCGCGTCCCCATCGTCCAGCATTCCTTCGATAGCACCGTCAGGGATCTTGGCGGTGTCTACCGTGTCACGCGCCCCGAACAACCACGATGCCATCAGGAGCGCCGCAGTTGCCTCGTGGAACTCTGCCCACGCGGCAAGAGCATCTTCGCCCCTGACCTGAGCCGCAACCGCTCGGCGGTACGCCTGCTGCGACTGGCGCAAGACTTTGCGGAGGTGCTTGTCGAGGTTGGCTTTGGTCATCGCTTGCGCTTGCGGACGGCGGCTACCTTCGGCGCTTCAGGGGCTGGCTCGTCGCCCTCGCTCTCGTTGCCCTGCCCAAGCATGGCGGAGAGCGGGTTGCTCGATGCGCCCGCGCTGCCAGCGGCTTGACCGCCGAGGACGGATTCCCCGTCTTCTGGGTCGGACAGACCAAGGAGGTCGCGGACT